GATCACTTCCAACTCCCCCGACAAGATTCGAACTTGTGACCTGGAAATTAACAGTTTCTCGCGCTACCGCTGCGCCACAGGGGAATGATGGATTAAGTGTGATATACCTCATAAGGGCATAACAGAGACTTAACCTCTATCACCTTTATATATTACACTAGTTCTGGAATGATGTCAAGTCCAAAGATTATGATCATATTCCCAATGACAGTTAGGGCACAAGGGCATTATATTTTCTTTCGAGTTTATGACACTAACCATAATATCTTCACTAAAAGAAGATATTGGTTTGATATGAGCAATTTCTATATGTTTATTATATCCACATTTAATACATTCGGTAAAACCAAGTTTTTTAGCAAAAGCTCTTGCTCGTGTTCTAACCAAAGCAAAAGCGGAAGATTTATGATGTTTTTCATATATTGCTTCTTTAAGTGTCATATCTTTTACTTCTCTATCTTTTAACCACAACAAATAATGTTCTTTACAACGAGAACGATTTGCTGTTATGGGAGTTTCACAATCAATACACTTATGTTCTGGTTTTCTTTTTGGTGCTATTTTATTATTATATGAAGCAGCACAACTTCTCCCACAAAACTTTGGATTTTTTGTTTCTTCTTTACAGAATAAACATTTATTCATAATGGAACCTTTTAGTTATTATTATTTATAATACCTAAGGTTCAAAAAGCGTCTCAGGAGGGACTCGAACCCCCGACCAACTGCTTAGCTTACCACTACGGATTTCTCCGCCATTTCTGTTTGTGGTCTGGACTTTCTCTTTACCATATCCCAAAGGACTTAGGCACTTCCCGTAAAGTCTCTACACCTTCATCTTACGATGCTTGGCTCGGGATTGCCATTTTAAAGGGTTCCCCGAATTTGAGAAGTTACATTCATAAAGTTTCCTTTATGACGCTCCATTTATGTTTAAGGCAGATGCTCTATTCCGACTGAGCTACTGAGACATAAGGGACCTCCCATCTTTATCGACCCAATGGGCAGGGAGGGGCAGGACTTACACGGAGTTTGGACCCCCGCTGCCTATGAGAGTATTATACTACTGCTTGGGGCAGTCGTCAACCCATACGGCACAGATTCTCATTTCTCCACCAAGCAGTCTCTGTGCCTCACTACCGTCTGGTGATTTCTCAACATATCTTGGTTTATAACGCTTATTTGATTCTTGGATAATACGATCATACTCTGGTGTTACTTCATTAAGTGCTCGGTCAACATCACGTTTTACTCTGCGTTCTACTTTGTTAGGATCTTGAATAAAAATCTCATTGAGAATAGTTTGTGGGAAATACTTTCTCTGAACTTCATCCAATAAGTCCCAAAGTCCATTTTCAGATACTCCAGTACATTGTGAGAGTGCTGCGATAATAGAAGATAATACAACACTGAGTATTATGAGTTGCTTTTTATCTGGTTTCTTCTTACCGAAGTTAAAGTTAATCATAAGAAAGGGGAGTTCTGCAGCACTCCCCTTATATATTAAACTTCTACCGTGATCAGTCGGTTGGCATAATCATGTGCATAAGATGTACGGGCACCATGATGCCCCCAACCAATCCAACTATACGCATAGTCCATGTAACGATTGATAGATTTTCCAGGAACTTTCATTCTATCTTCAATCTCTTTCCACTGGACTTCATTTGTTAAATAACGAAGTTGCGTGTGAAGATTTGATGGCGAACCACCAAACTTCTTAGCAAAATCACCCAATCCATAATAACGGTTGGCAGATGTCCATTGAATCAGTCCGTAACCGCCGTAGCAATTACGCCAACTGGTTCTGCTACCACCTTCACAAATGTTAGGAACAAAAGTTGATTCCTGACGAATGTTACCCATAATGGTAGCAAGGGCGTTTCTGTCTTTAATTCCAATGCTCTGGAAGTATGCCAGAGTAGCATTTTCATTTTCATTACACCCTTTACAAATTAGCCTTTTTTCTTTTGGCTTTTCGGGAGCAACCTCCTTGGTCGCTGTCGTAACTTCAAACTCCTTAATAATAGAAAATGGCGCTGGTGGCGGCATCAAAGGAGGAAATACAGGCAGTGTTGCCACGTTGGTCGTAACCGATGCCAGAAGAGGCAGGGCTACTGTAAAGAAATTTTGCATTAAATTTGATTGAACTCTACATCCGTATAGGGAAAGCGCACTTCCCCCTTCTCAGAGGGCAGACCCCACGGCTCTAATTGTCACGTCAAGGACTAATAATAAGAAACCCGCCATTTTGTAGCGGGTTTGTACATAATAAGTTAATATTTAGGTTTTGTCAAGGTGCCAATTTAAGAACTGTCTCGCTAAATACAAATAGTTCATCACCACCAGAACAATGAAAAGATTAGCACTTATCTTTTCGTTATTCATCACTACTCCTGCTTTTGCTGGCGAAATCACATCAAAAATCACTGACTCAATTCAATTAGGCGTTCAGGGTGCTGCGGTACAAACAGAAAGAGTAGGGGGATCCTACTCCGTCTCAGGCACAAACATTAATGTAACAACTCTTGGAGGAGTTGGCGGCGCAGGTTCTTATGCGATCAACACAAACGGACAAGCATTTACTTTCTCTGAAACATCAATCACTGCAGATACTGTTGTCACCACTCAGTCGGCAGCTTCTGGAACAATTGCTTCTCCCAACCTTTATAGCAACTCTACTACTCAATTAGGTGGAGATAAAGGTTCTCTTGCAGGCACTTTAAGTGGAACTGGTGTTCCTACAGTAACTGCTGGTGGATCAGGAACCACAGCGACAGCACAAAGAACCATTGAGTTAAGCGTATTCAAGTGAGACACATAACTCCCGTTCTGCTGGCAGCAGCGGGATTTATATCTCCCTGCTTTGCTGCGCCTGTCACTCCCAATTTTACGAGTGGCACAATTACTTCTGAGACTAAAACTCGTACTGAAGTGATTGAAGTTATCAAACAAATAGAATATACCACTGGGACATCTTATACAGTCACTGGTACTAATATCAATATCCCTGGAACACCCGCTCCAGGAGCGAACTATACAATCATCAATCAAGGTGCTCCGTTCCAGTTTAGTGAGACTCATCTGACTCCTGGAATTGCGAAAGAAACATGGATAGATCGCAAAACTACCGAAGAATCGGTAACAAATTCTATATCTGTCTTTACACAATAATCGGTTTAGCGTCTCCTGCATTTGCAGAGGCACCATCTAATACGAATATTGCAGGACCCTCAGCATCTGCGACTGGTAACGTAACCAACCAGGCAGTACAGGTGCTTCAGGGTCCTTTTTCTGTGAACACTTATGGTTCTGGTGTTTCTTGTCAGGGTCCAACACTAAACCTACAGACCTTTGGATACAATAGTTTATCTGGTAGCACTGATCCAACAACTTATCAACAGAACTCATTGAACACTGGTTTATCGGCAGGTTTCTCCATTCCTCTTGATGGTTCATTTCAAGAACTTTGTAAGGCAAGAGTTCGTACAGAGATTACAAGGCAGCAGGCAGAAGCAGATAAGGCACGACTTGATTTTGAATTAGTCAGACTATTGAAGTGTGGTGAAGCAATGAAAAACGGAATTTCATTTCACCCAGAAAGTCCTTATGCGAAAATATGTGCTGATGTTGTTGTGAAGTATCCAAGAGTACAGGATGTAGCAAATGGAAATCAAACCAATCCAAATAAGAAGTGAACCGCCTCCTATCATTCCAACGATAGAACCTCCTGTGACTCGCAGAACGGGTAGGACTGTGATACCTGAAATTGATATGCCCATCATCAATATGCCTGATACGACAATTAAGTATCCAGTGATTGATGTACCGACTCAAGAAGAATTTGATGCTGCAGTCAGAGCAGAACAGAAAAAACAACAGGAAGAGAAAGAAGAAAAGACCAGAGGACTTCCTGACGCTCAACCAGTTTTACCACAGGTACAAGTTCCTGTTCAAAATACTCAGGATAATCGGATTATTTCCGATGATGCCCCCAAAAATAACAACTTAGGAGTACCGGTCATTGAAGTACCAATCGTCGGAGAAGTCCCTATCCCACCTAAAGAGCAGGTTATTCTTGCTGGCACCACTGCTACTGCTTCTGTTGCTGCGGCTCTTGTTGGCAAATCTTTGGTGGAATGGATGGTAGGTAAGATGAAACCAATTGTTCAGCAACTATTTGTAAGGGGTAAGAAACTCTTGAGTAGAGACCTTACCCCCTATGAACTTCAGATATTCTTTGCTTTTGAGAAAAGTCAGTCTCTCAAAAAAGTCAATAAGTTACTGAAGAAAGAACAGAAGAAAGAAAAGAAAGAGCAGTACAAAAAATTTCACTCAAAGTGATTATTTTTGTCTTTTTGATTCTAATAAGGCAAAATCTTTTTTCTTTGTACCACCATCATATTCCCAAGCATATCCTTCATCAATCATCATTTGATTGATAGATTTCTTTTTATTAACTGCAGATACTTCTTTATCGCCAATAAAAAGATGCCCTAGAATTCTACCATACTTTTCAGTAGAATCTGGGAGTTCAGTTTTTACAATAACGTCAGTCTGACCTTCTAGTTTCTTTTTTAACCACTCTTTAACTTCTAGTCCTAATGCTTTCTCTTTCGCATCAGTGGTGCGACTTTCAGGAGTGTCAACGCCAGCAAGGCGAATCCGTTTAGTAAGAGATATATCGAACCCCAAATCAATATCAGCGTCAATAGTGTCCCCATCGACTACCTTATGGACTGAGCGAATACGATATATGTATGGATCTTTGTCTGCCATTAGAAGGGAAACTTAATACTCCCAGTATTTAGTTTGGGGATAGGTAGTTTCTCAAATGCTTTGTTGACCTGCTTCTCTACAACAGCACCAACAAACTCTTCTGGATTGTCTAGAATTTTCTGTGCTTTTTGATAGGTCACATAAGCACCGTAACAAAGTGCTCCACTAATTACCAGACTCGTCGCTGACAGAATGAGTGCTAGATGTTTCATCTTTCATTTCCTCAAATGCTAACTTCATTATTGAATAGATTATATATGCAGTAAAAGTTAATCCACAAGAAAGAATAATAAAAACTCCCCAAGGAAAATCTTGTGGCATCAGTATTTACCAGGTGTACAATATTCTTTCTTTTTATCTGGATAATAAGGATATAAACCATCTCTTGGTTTCATCCACCCACAACCAATCAACCATTCTTTGGTCATTGGTGTTGGTGTGATTTGTTCCCATAATGGACCCTTAGCACACATTTCAAGTTTCTCGGCAGTTACATTTGATTGTTCTTCTGCCCAGTTCGCATCAACTTCCCAAGGTACAGCACGACTCATACCAGCAATACTATAAGTTCTCTCAACCATTTTTCTTAACCACTCAGGAATTTCTTTATCCTGATGAACTTGTGCCATAAAAGAAGTTTCTAGTCCACCACCCATACAATCCTGAACGGTGTGCCATCCTTCGTGGCGAAGTGTTCCCAGAAACTCTCTAGGATCTTCTAGAAGTCTTTTGCTAATAAAAAGACGGTTGTAATCTGGTTTGTACAGACCAACCGTGCTTCTTGTGAAATATCTTTCGTCAGCAAGATAAACTCCAATACCAAGTTTATCTAATGCTGTGAGTATTCTTTTGATTTCATCCTTAAAGACTATGAACCTTTCACCAAAGTCTTTATTGGCAGAAATCTTATCAATACCTTCATAACAATCTAAAAGTATCATACAACCCATTGCTGCGATACTGTAGTCTTTCACTTGTGGATGTGATTTTTGTATCGTTTCTGCTGTTGCTGATAATGATAAAGTTAATGATAGACCAATTGCTGTGAGGATTTTTTTCATTCATCCCACCATCCTTCTTGTTTATGAATCCAGACTTTCAAATCCTTTACATATTTTCTCAAGATCTGGGACTGTTGTTCATGCCAAAAATCACCCGTCTCCATCCAGAGGCGGGTGTGATTATCTATTGCTTTAAGTATTTGATGGATTGGAGCATTCCAACACTCCCTTTTTGGAGTGTTCCACTCTCTTGGCACGGAATTACGAGCGAGTGAACTTCATTGTAACGAAAATAATCAATCTGACAACTGCCAGGACTGATCTCAGCATAACCAACGATCATAAAAGCAATGAATTCCATTACTTTTTCTTACCACCATTCTTCGCTTTTTTAGCAGTAGCATTGCCCTGATTCTGCTTGGATTGTTTACCTCCAGCAGAACCTTTCTTGCCTTTGTTAGGTGACTTGGACATTATGCTCCTGTGGTACGTGGTTGAACTTGACCCTCTTCAAGAGCTTCAACTCTTTCTTCAAGAGATGGTGCTGCTGCTTCAGGAGCAGGTGGTTCTGGTGGAGTTTCAACTACCACTTCTTCTCTTTTAGGTTCTTCTTTTTTTTCTTCTTCATCGCCACCTTTCTTCATAGTATTAATACCAAAGGTAGCGGCAGAAGCAGTGAAGACAGTCGCAATAAAAGTGGGGTCCATCTTAGATAGAGCCCCAGCATAACTTGCGGTGAGAAGAGCAGCAGACCAACTCAGAATAGCAATACGAATTAACATACCAACACGATTTTCTTTGTGTTTATCCATCAGTCCGTGTGATGAAGTCTGTTTTATTTAGGGTTTTAGAACCTAAACTTAACTTTTCCAGCAATAGAATTGTTGGTGACTCCATTATTCACACCGTGAGATGCTTCAACAATTAACATCTCTTTATAATCTACAGAAGCAGTTACATCATAAGAACTATCAGTGCCGTAAGCACCTTCTACACTGACTCCAAATAGATCCTTCTTCTTACCACCAAAACGAGTTTCTAGTTTGAGACCTGCTTCACCGACGTGTGTGGTTTGATTAAACTCACCAACACTTCTAGCAGATTCTGGTGAACCTGTTTCATTATAAGCATTTCTCTTTACATTCTGAACAGTATATCCAACAAATGGTTTTACTGCCTTGTGAAGATGCCAATATAAACGATTTGATACCCACCATTCAGAACCAGTTGTTTCACCAGCATTATTAAATACACCTTCTACATTTCTGTTGTACTTATAGTTGCTATTCGCAATCGCAGCATTGGTATTCAGAGTGAGTGTATTTCCTCTGAGTTCACTGAATACACCGAAGTGATCTTTGTTCTGTTGGGTGCTTGAGTCAACACCATTGAGGTTTACGTTAACTCTATTATACTGTCCACCAAGAGTCCAACCTTTGGTTACATCAAACTCAAAACCACCACCGAAGATTTTAGAATCTGCAGTGTATCCATCAGCATTATAGGACTGAACAAATCTATTGTTCTCAAATACTCTAAGTCTTTGCTTACCAGCAGTTGGTTCGTGATTCAGAAGTCCATTGATACCATCATTGATTCCATCAAGAACTTCTAGTTGATCTACTCTACCAAAGTAATCCCTGTAAGTGTTAGCAACTTCAACAGTTGCCGAACCAAATGTAACTTGAGTAGCAGCACCGTTGGTGAATACTCTTGTATACACAGGAGTAGTTGTAGTTGTGGTAGTTGTATGTGCATTGATTTTCTGTCTTCCACCACTTTCAGATGAAGTGTGATTTACTGTAGAAACAGGAACAACACTAAAAGTTCTGGTTCTTACCCAATCAGATACAGTTGCTTGAGTTATAACAGAAGTTCCAGCATTATCATCAGTTGTTACTGTAGTTACAACTGGAGTTCCATTTGTTGTGGTAGTAGAATTATCGGACCAAGTTGTAACTGTTACTGGAGTTGTTGTGGTAGTAACTGTGGTTGTTGGAATCGTAATAACTTCTGTATCGGTGTAATGAGTTTCAGTTTGATTTCCATTCGCATCAGTTCCCATTATATGACGATGAGGATTATTTGTTACAGTTCTGGTTCCAGCAGTTGTGTTAGTCGTAACAATATTAGCACCAGCAGCAGTTGATACTACTGTTGGTGCTGGTGGAGGTGTTCCACCAGTTTCGTAAATATCAAGAATACCATTCAGGTTAGCGTCACCAGAAAGAAGACCAGCAGAAAGAGTTACTGTGCCTGTGCGAATAACTTGCGATGATGGATCCCAGTCCATCGTTGGTTGTGCGATTGGGTTATAAGTAAACTGATAATCTCCCGCAGCAAGTCCTGTGAATGTTACACCCTGCCAAGTGTAACTATCCATTCCATATAATCTGGCAGGATCCCCATAAGGAATAAGATTAGTTCCATCAGACTGGAAATAGTTTGTACCAGAAATTAGTCCGTCTGGTGTTGTATTTTGAAGAAGTGTCCAGTTGACGGTTGTTGGTGTAAATGTGGTTCCATTGACTCCCTGTAAAGTCATAGAACCTTCTGTAAAGGTAGTTCC